GTGGGTGCCGCGCCGGGCTTTCGGGTTTTCCTGCCACCACGAGACGAGGGAGGCCGCCAGCCCGAGCATGGCAATGCCACCCTCGATGCCGTCCTGATAGCCTTTCGGTTCGTGCAACTTCCATGCATTGGCAATCAGGGTGCGGATAGTTGAAACCGGAAGGCGCGGCCCGATGAATTCCTCGAGCGAATGCTCATACGAAAGGTATGGCAGCACGAACTCCGGTACAGTCCATGAATCGAGCATCAGAAGGGCGCGGTCATCCATCTCTTCGAGGACTGTTTCGAAGGCGGAGAGGAGCGCGACAACACGGGCATCTTTGCGCAAGGGCGGAGGAATGAGGCTGGCAATCGGAGTTGTCATCAGGCAAGCTCCGTATTGATGGAGAGATCGACCAGAACCGCGTATTCATCATCGGCCAGATCACGATAAGACAATCCATCAATCGTCACTTCGACAACACCGGCAATTGACCTGGCTGCGGCGATAATTACAGCCGTTGACAATCGCGCACCGAGCGCCTGCCGCCAGCCGTCGAAGATACCGAGCACGCGGGCCTCGACCAGCGGCTCGATGACAGAGGCAGCGCCATCGATGATCAGATTGAGCGTCAGGGAAACTGTGACCGCGGTCGGGACGAGTACGAACAATTCATCGCCTTCCGGCCTTGCGGAGCGTGGTTCGCAGGCGTCGGCAATGGCAGTGAGAATATCGTCACCGGGCGGCATGATCTCGCATAAGGGGTAAATCCGGATTTCGCAGGGCTGCGGACGGATCACCGCGACATCGACGATGGCCGGATGCGCCCCGCGCGCCAGCTGCTCATAGCCCTGACGCGGTCCGCCGCGCGAAATGGTTTCCCATGCCTCTGCCGCACGCTGGCGCAAGACGCCGTCACCTTCCTCGTCGGTGCCGCCCGCGGAGACGTCGAGAGCGATGCAGGAGGCAACACCAGCAACCGGATCAATGACAGTGAACTCCTCTCCCTTTGCGACGCCGTTTCCGGCTGTTCCGGCAGTATCCGCCGTGCAATGGGCCTCGCCGGTCGAGGTTCCGGCCTGTATCAGGACCTCCTCGTCGGTCAGAAACAGGATATCACCATCAGCACTTCTGACGCGGGTTTTGGCCGGAATGACAGTTGTGGCCGGGCGCGGAGCAGAAAGGGAGAAGCGGACTTTTACACCAGCATAGGCGGCCTTGAGGCGGTATGTATTGAAATTTGCAGCAAGCCGGTCGAGATGATCTTCGGTTGCGAAAGCCAGCAGACGCTGGATAACAGCATACTGCAATTCTGCGGCACGCACGGCGAGCGCGTAAGACATGATCTCGATCATGTACATCTCGACCTGCCCCTCGTAGAGGGTGCGCCCGGTCAAATCCGCAAATACCGAAACGAGCCGGGACTTGAACCGGATCGGATCGGCGATGAAGAACTCCGGTTCGCCGTCGGCGGTCAGTTCGGCCAGAGTGTAATAGCGGGTCGGGTCGAGGCTCATGCGGCGATCCCTGTCAGATTCATGTCGACTTCGGTCTGCTGGAATTCGGCCTTGACGGAATTCCTGACGCGCCATGGCACCGTGGCAACGAAATGATACGGGGCTTTGGCGATCACCTTGACGGTGCCGACCTCGACACGCGGCTCCCATGTGGAGACGGCTTCCCATGCGGCGCGGGCAATGATCGGAATGGCGATTTCAGGCGGGCGGTCGATAAAGGACAGGAGATCGCAGCCCTTGGCCGGGTTCGATGGCACGCTGCCGATAGGAGTGAGGATCAGGAGGCGGATCGCCTGCGCGATATCATCATAGGCCGCAACGATGTCACCGCCTTCCGGTTCAGTTTGCCGGTAAGCCAGTTGCCAGTGCAGATGCTTGATATCGTCCTTGTTTACAGCCATGGAGCGATGGTACCGCAGGCTGGAAACTCAGGGCATGGGACGTTGTCCCGCCTGTTTTTTCCTGTCGGGGAATGATCAGGGATTGACGAGATTGCCGCGTAGCGTTGGCGCGGACACTTCCTGCCCTGCTTTTACCCGCTCTGACACGTCCATCGACCCGTTGACAGTCGCCGCCGCACCGCCTTCGTTTCCGGCTACAAAGCCTCGAGTGAACGTGGTCGGCGCATTGAAGGTCGTCGGGGCATTGACGGTAAAATTCGAGGCATTCAGCGTTACGCCGTCCGGCATGATCAGAAGCTCCGAACCGTTGCAGGAAAGTCTGGTTCCGGCGGGCGCGGCGACGGACAACAGTCCGCTGCCCTTGTCGTAATCGAGCATCAGCCCGCCTGCAAGCTTCAGGTGGATATGACCGGCGTCGGTAATCGGCGGCTTGTCGCTATCGTTGAAGATTGCGCCGAGAATGGTTCCTTCCTCGCCGTGCTCATCGACAAGGCAATTCACTTGCGAGCCGGTTTCCGGCATGACGAATACGCTGGAGCCGTCTTTTGACGCAAGCGGTGCGTTGACGTGCAGCCAGTAGGAGCCGATGTTGTCGCGGTCGGTGAACTCGACCCGTGCCCGGCCTGTCGTGGCATCGACTTCGGTAACGATTCCCCTGCGATAACTCATTTCTTCAGGACTCCGTTCTCGTTCATGACGCCGAGATCATCGACGTTATCGCCGGACGATCCTCCCGACTTGCCCGCTTTCTTGGCCTTGCTCCTGATCGCTTTACCGTTCTCGCGCTGCTTGTCAGTGATGCGTTCAATGGAGATTGCCGTCGTATAGCCGGAACGCTTCATGGAATGTTTCGATTTTGTGATCAGCCAGCGCCCGTCCCACTTGCCGAAATTTTTCAGCTCGATCACCTGCCCGGCGACCAGAAGAGGATCTCCGACCAGTTCGAACTCGCCGGATACTTTGGCGGCGTTTTTCTTGTCGAGCCGGGACTTGGCGACGCGTCGCGCCTGCTCGGTATTCTCGACCCGGACATCGATCTTCACGACATCCCCGGAGGCCGTGGTCAGACCGAGATCGTCAACGGTCGAGGCTTCTGCGCCGACAATTTTCTTGCGCTTGGCATGATGATATTTGACCTTGGCTTTTTGTGCGGCCTTATAGTCGGAGTTTTTAAGCGAATAGCGGATGATCTCGGCACCGGGTCCTTGCTCCAGGTCGAGAATGCGGACAGGATCGCGGGCGCGCAACCCATCTCTGGAGGTAAACACCAGCCTGCCACCCTTGACAGTGAAGTAATGGCCGTAATCGTCGGCCAGCCTCTTCAAAAATTCGAGATCGCGCTCACCATTCTGGGTGACGCGTTCGAACTGAATGTCCTCGATCTCGCCTTCGACTTTAAGGTTGTGCTTTTGCGCGACCTTGTTGACAATTTCCTTCAGGGACTGCTGTTCGTAGGCCGTATGGTTCTTGGTGCGCAACGCCTGCGAATTCGGGGCGGCCAATCCCTTGAAATTAACAGTATCGCCGGATGTGTCTCCTTCCGCCTCATCTTCCGACACGGTAAATTCCCCGGCATAAACGAGATTTCCCTCGTAGCCGTACCAGAGCTTGAACTTGATCCCCTCCTCAGGTGCCCAGTCGTCGAACCAGCGCCCGCCGGTATTGTGGACCTTGACCGTGGCTTCGTCCGATTCCCCGTGGCGCTTGTCGGTATATTCGACTTCCGTCGGCCACATGTCGAAGGCGGAAGTAATGTCGACGCCATTATAGATCAGACGGAATTTCGGCTGTTTAATCATGTCATTGCTTCCATGGCGGCAACAGTGCGGCGGCTGTATCCGGCTTCTCGATGAAGGGGATGGTGAGTGTCAGCCCGGCGGAGAGAACGGAAGGAATGACCCGGTCGGGGAACAGGTGGCGGTTGGCCGCGATCAGCTGACCCTGAAGGGAGACATTGCCGTAATAGCGCCATGCCAGTTGATCCCAGCGCTCGCCATCCCTGACGCGGTGAAGGAGATACCGGCTCATTTACGGGTCTCCGGATTGGTCTCGCCGGTACCGGAAGCGCTGGCGGAACCGGCAGCTGCGCCGAACAATGCATCAAGCAGATCGGGTACCGGCTCTTCGATCAGAGACATCTCAGCC